CTAGAGCGTGAATCTGATGGAGTTCAACCACAGCTAACTTATCAAATACTGGGACAAACTCATTTGAAGGGGGTATTCTTCTAGCTGTGGGAGGTGTTGATTGTCCTCCATTGACACTAGACCCTGCATCATTATTAAAAACAATAAGGGTAATATCCCCTCCACCTTCACCAAACATTTCTTCATTGTAATCTTCTACGGAAGCCAACTCATCAGATGTGAATCCAGTTTTCATTTCTAATTTACTTATCTCATCTGGAGAGGCCTTACCCTGTTTAATTTTATTAATCAAACCTTCATTCTCTTTTAGTACTCTCTTTAATTTATCAGCATAGTTGGGATCTGTTGCAAAAGTTTCTGCTTGCAGTTTCTCCGCCACCTCTCCAGCGTTTTCAGATCCTGTTTCTACACCAGTGTATCCTTCATAATCTTTATACCATAATTTTACAAGATAGTCAATTGAATCTTGGGCACTATCAAAGTTGATAAACTTAGCCTTCTCTTGATATTTCTCTCCATCTACCTCATATTCATCTACTACTTTCTCAGTGTAATCCATACCCTCTACTGCCTTTAAGTTGAAGAAATTATTTGTTCCAACATTATCTTCTCCAGCAGTAGTTTCTAGTTGATACTGAGCAACAACTGCTTCTGGGAACTTTGCTCCAGCTTTTACAGCCATTTCATATATGATCTTTTTCCTCTCTTCTATCGGAAGATTTTGATCGTATACAAGTTCTTTCTCCACAGCTTTCCCCATTACATCCTCTTGTGGTTTTACCTCGCCTTCTTTTTGTACAATTTTTTTCCTCTGTATAGTTGTTTTATCATACAAGAATACCTCTTTTACATTCGATAAGGTCTGCACTTTATCACTCATCTCAGCTGCTGCAGCTGGTTGTACCCCTGTAAAAAAGTTAAACAATTTACCGACTGCCTTTTTACCTGTGTTAAGAGCTCCCTTAACCACATCTTTGGCAAGTCCACTGAATACTTGACCTTTAGATAGTTTTTCAAACCTGTCAACCAATTCTTTGAATCGTTGTTCATTAGTCTTCTCTACTTTCTGTTTTTCTTTTTCCTCTTTTTTCTCCTCCTGTGCCTGTTCTTCACCCTTTTGTTGAATTGGTTCTTGATCTTTTTGAGGATCGGGTTGTGCTGGATCTTCTTGATCTTTTTCGGGTTCTTTTATCTTTTCAACATCACTACGTTTTTCCAAAGCTACCTTTTCATCTTTCTTAACAGCACTCTTAACATTTTCTAATCCCTCCTTTCTTTGATCATCTTCTTTCTTCAACTGTTCTTTCATTAATTGATCGTCACCACCAAATCTCTCCTTCAATTCTGTCTCAGGATCCACTTCATTTGTTTTGGCTCCTCTTGTAAGAAGAAAAGGCAACATAAAAACACTACCAGATAATAACATATCTGTCATAAAATTTGAAGTGTTTGGGTCTTTATTACCCTTAGTTCTATCTGCTACAAATTTTTCTGCCTTGTCAACTTTAGAGTCTGATGGAGGATCATTTTTAGTCATGATCCTATCCATGAAGCGTGTAAATCTTTGGATCTTGGTGTTAGCCTGATCTACCGTCTTCTGTGACTTCTGTTGAACTATTAAATTTGATACAGATGTATTTCTAACCATTAGACTCCGTTGTTAGCATCTATAATATTGAACACTGCATAAGTGCTAGGAATATGAATATTTTTTGTATCAATCGAGCCAAGGATTGGAATTTTATTTCCAGCCTGATTCAACTGTTGTACATTATGATTTGGTTTCATCTGAGGTTGTTTGCCTGCATCCATTCCTAAAGGCACAATCGATGGTTGGCCACCGTTACCAGCTACCTTGGCAGTTTTAGAAACATCTGTGGCAACTGATTTCCTCTCTTGGAGTTGCTTTAGATCACTTTCTACCTTAGAAGTGGTTACTTCTGATGGTACATTTAGTTGAAGTTGTTGCATATCATCCATACTTCTTATTTCCTCTCCCATAACAGGGCCACCTAATATAGCATTTACTCCAGTATCAAGTATTTTCTTAGCAAATTTTGTCGCTGGTAAATTTAAAGTAAACTCGGTTGCCTGATCCTTTATACCCATCACTCTTGAGACGATATCTTTACCTGTCAAACCTCTGTCACCACCAATTCCTACATTACCTTTTTCTCCTTTATCTCCCTTTAATCCCTTTCTAACAAGACCGAAAATATTCTGCACTACATTCTGTACAGGACTCCTTCCCTCCTCATCAAAGTCGGTAGAACCGAGAGTGGCGCTATCTACAAAACTCTGTCCCATATCTTGAAACTTAGTATCACCTCTCTTATCAAAATCAAATATACCACCTGTGAAAGTATCTGCAATACCAGCTACTGCTCTTAATAATCCTTGTGGTTTTTCTTCTTCAGTGGATTCCTCTTCTACTGTAGTAGGATTCCTAGTGACTACAAACTTTCCATCGTCAGTTATCTCAATAGTGGCATTTTCTTTTCCAACGCCAAGAGGCCCTTCTTTTGGTTTTACAGAAGTCTTTTTCTTCTCTCCCTCTGGAGGTTGTACTTCTTCTTTAGGTTCTTGTTTCTTCTCAAGGAAGGTCATAATACCTTCAAGTTTGTCTAGAGATGAAGCGAAAAACTTAGATGCCTTTGTCTGTACTTTGTCTTTGACTTCTTTTCCCTTTCTCTTAAAGAAATTACCAACTGCCTTGACACCTGATATTATTTTCTTACCAACAAATTTTGCACCAGCAACAACACCAGCCGCAGCTAGACCTGTCAAAACAAAAGGTGCAGCGATAGCAGCAACACCAGCCGCAGCAATAACTTTTATTATATTACCTACAGTTCTTAAAAATCCACCACCACTTTTACCACTTGCTAGTTTTTCTACAAAATCTACAGCTATCTTGCTTGCTCTTTCAAGGAAAGGTAACTGAGTCCTTGACATTTTATCTAAAGCAGAACCAAATCGATCTATCTCTCCAAGCCCACCAGAAAATATTGAATTGAATAAGTTATTGGGATCAGTTATTTTTTCTGTATCTTCCCTTACCTCTTGTTTCAAGTCTGGCAGTATATTATTAGCTACATTTTTTACAATCCTACTAATCTTAGTTCTCGCACCAACCTTTGTATCTTTTGATATTGGTTTTAGCTGTTGATCTACACCTTGTAATGACTTCTTGGCTTTTACACTAGGTAGAATGCCTTGTTTTTTTGTTGGCTTTACTCTAATCCTTTTCTTTTTACCTAGAAGATTAGTGCCTCTCTTAAATTTTGATATCTTATTTGCACCAGAAACTGCCCCGCTACCACGTTTAAATAATTTAGATGCATTGATAGTCTTAGCCATTTTTTGCTTGTGCTTCTCTAGCTCTTTGTTTTAGTTGTTCCTCTTCAATATGTAATTTAAGTAAACCAACATACACATCTCTTTCCCAAGGAGGCATGTTCTCTAATTCTGTTAGAGAGTATTTATGGTACTGCATGAGAGCGAAATTGATTCGGAAGTATGTCTCAAGATCTACATGAGACATACTTAAGCGAAAAAATCCGATAGCCCCTCTAGTACTATGGTGTTTTCCTTCTTAGTTTTCGGATTTATAACCTTAAGTGTGTGTTGTAACTTAGGCATAGTTTCAAAAAACTTCTCTATCTTTTGAAAGTGTTCAGATGTCAAAGACTCGACCCATTCTTTCAATTCCTTCTTAGTACATTCAGACGCTGAAAACATCTCCTCATCATTATACACCATGTCAATAGAAGATGCCACGATCTCAAATGATTTTTCAACAGCATCATCCTCTTTCTTGTTAAAATTAGTCTCAATGAACTGATTTAACGAAGGATATTTCATTTTAACAGTATAACCATCTGCTAATTCAACATCAACAGAGTGATCCTCAGACTTAATAACTTCAATTTCATCAATATTAATGGATACAGGAACTTCTGTAACTCCATCATCACCACATGTAACAACAAGTTCGATAGTCTCACCAACAGATTTGGCACGAATATTTAAGAACAAGTATTCTATATCAAAACTTGGCAGGGAATCAATCTTCACACCCTTTGTCAAAACGCACTCTTTGAGAACTTGTTTTACGGCATTAGAAATTTGTTTTTGATCTCCTGTTTCAAGAGAAAGTATGAGAACTTTTTCTTCTCTTACTAGAAACGGTCTGTATTTAACGGTCTTTCCAGTTGAAGGCAATTTCAATTCATACTGAGCCGTCGTAATTTTTGGTAAAGGCATAATAAGTAATTATTTGCTATTATTTAGATGGGTTTTTATGACTCCTTCATAGGTTCTGGTGTTATTCCTAAAGGTTCTTGAGCGTCACGGTTATCTTTAGTGGCATTTACTATGAAATATCTGTCATAGGCAAAATCAACTGTCACTTTTATAGCTTGTCCACCACCATAACTCAATTGTATATCTTGTATTGATATTGGAAATGCATTTACGAAGTTATAACTTATTACAGATGGAAAATAATCTAAGCGTCTATCAGTAGGCCCTGAGAAATTAGGATCATCATAATCTCTTCCCCTATTATCTGATAGCGCATCTCTGACTAATCTACCAGTTTTACCAAGGTTTACGTCTCTTTCAAATTTAGTAATTTGGATATCTCTTTTATAGGAGTGTGGGTATCTAAATCTAAAAAATGCATTTTTATCGCCTGCACTTGGGTATGCACCCCTTTCATTTGTAGGATATGTTACTCCCGCCTCACCAACGTAAAGTGGGTTCATATAGTTCATCCATTCTTGAAACAATCTAAGACTTGCATAGTCTTTTGTAACATAGAATGAAATGGCAATATCAGTAAATGCTCTCTGTGTAGCAAATCTTTCCCTTATACCTTGTCTACTACCAACTTCCTGTACAACTTGCATGTTTGTGCCTGGTAATGTTGCCTCACTTGCAAGTAACTCATATCTACTTTGTTTATATGGGCCATCAAAAACTCCACTATTGGTCAACCATTCATTTAGATTCTTAGCCGCTCTTAGGTTCTCATCTGTATAAGCTTGTCTAATTCCGTCTAGTGTACCAATATCAGCTGGAAAATCACTTGTAGTTGAAGGAGTTTGTGGAGCAAGTTCCATAGAAACTTTGAAATAGTTAGATAATGAAGGTGCCCCTATTGCTTCTTGAAAACTAAACATGCCGCCAGGAGTTCCTAGATCAAAAGGGAATTCGCTCTGAGCATTGCTATCTGTACTCGCAGTCAGTTTCCCTACCTTTTGAAAATAGTTCCTTATTGAGTTGGTCATCTAAATACAGTTATGACTTACATACTATGTATATGGCTTATAAGGGAAAATTTAAACCAAAACATATAAAAAAGTACAAAGGTGATCCCACTCAAATCATTTATCGTTCTCTGTGGGAAAGAAAGTTTATGGAATACTGCGATTTAACAGAAAATATAAGTCAATGGCAATCAGAGGAGTTTTGGATACCATACAAAAATCCTTTAGATAGAAAGATGCACAGATACTTTCCAGACTTCTTTATCAAGTATCAAGATTCAAATGGAAAGAAAAGATCTGTGGTGATTGAGGTAAAACCAAAGAAACAATGTAAAGCTCCACCAAAAAATCCAAAGAGAAAATCAAAGGCATGGGCAAATGATGTTCAGACATGGGTGATAAATGAGGCAAAATGGAAGGCAGCAGAACAATATTGTGCTGACAGAAAATATGAATTTAAAATCTTAACAGAAGATGATTTAGGTATCTCACATGATCGCAGAAGATATTAAAGAACAGGCTGGTGCTGGTAGAAGAACTAGTGCATGGTATGTTAATGCACTAGAAACTGCTTTGTCTAATTTACAGGTAGAGGACTCAGATACGATAGACACTGGTGGTATCACATTGGGATCTCTATTTTTCTTCTCATATAGTGTTGCATATCCAGAAAAATACCCATTTTGGGATGTTCAACCATTAGCAGTGGCTTTGAGATTTGACGGAGATGGTTTTCTAGGATGCAATCTACACTATATCAATCCAGATTATCGTGATGCTGTTGCAGAAAGCTTACTAAATAGCGGTGGCGGGTCTGTTGTACCTAAAAATAGTATACACAAATATCTATTTTCTGGAATGGGTACTCTATACGAAGTTCCTAAAGATGAAGATTGGGGAGGCATTTCATTACTTCCTACAGAAAGATTCATCAGTAAATCTGGAAGAGCTTACCCTAAAAATAGAGCGTTTAACTGGAGAAAATAATGACCACTGGACAGTTACCATCTGACTATCAACAAACAGAATCTTTAGCTTTCCAGAAAGCAGCAATTACCAATTCTGGAGCTGGAGATGAAATAAATCCACTCAAGTATGAAAAAATACAAAAGATAGATGGTACTCAGGCAATTACTGGTAGTACAACCACAGCTTCTGGTGAAGTAACTAATTTTCGTTTATTCTACGATGCCAAAACTGGAAATGCACAACTTTTGCCTGTAGATAGAGATGGTTTAGTTATTCCTAACGCCACACCAATTTATCAAAACGGTGTGTGGAATTTGACAGATCCTCAAATGAAACTCAATAATGGACAGTTATTTTTGGATGATGAAGCGAGGGCAAGAATTGACGCTACTATTAAAAAAGGTATAAAAGAACATATAGAAGCTACAGGCGACAAAAATATTCTAAATCCCAAGTGGTTAGACTCTGATACTGACCTAGAGTATTCAAGCGATGAAGTGGTAAATGCTCTTACATTTGAAAGCACTCTAGATAAAAATATGATGGGCCCTAGTTTTGAAGAGGCTTCATTCTATAGTGCAACTGGTGAGAGTTACGAACATAGTAAAAGTAATAATGGATTATTTAACATAGACAATTCCGTAATATTATCAAGTTACAATCCAAATAGGATAGGAACAAATACTGATCACAAGAAGGGTTTATTGACTCGAATTTTTAATCCTTATAAAGATTTTGGAACGTTTCATAACATAAGTGACTATGACGATGATAATGATATTTTGTTTAGAAGAATTGTGAAATATCCTATGGATATGATGAATAATATGGATCATATGTTTATACAATGTTATGGATATAATCCACCGTATGCAGATGCTCTACACTCTAGTAATAGAGGTGATGCATCAACCAATGTCGGATTTGGATTTCAGAGAAGCACACCATTTAGAAAAAAATTAGGTGCTGGTATCAAACTACCAATGCCTAATAATATTATGGATGGAAACCCAAGAATGTGGGATGATGGTGAAATGAACGCTGGATCAGGAACAGCAATTCAACAAACATCTACGAACCCATTGAGAGCGAGTTTATTTTTTGATAATCTACTTTTGGGTGGTATTAGTAGGAGAGCTGGTCAAACAATAGAAAGGATGCAAAGAGAGACAGGCAGAGCAGCTATGACTGCTAACATGGTAAGTCAATTATCAAGTAATATGGGATATGATATTCCACCAGAGGTTATTCTTTCTAGAACTGTGGGAGTTGTAGCAAACTCAAACACAGAACTTTTATTTACTGGTGTGGCTTTGAGATCATTTGAATTTCAATGGCAAATGAGTCCCAGAGATGAACTTGAGGCAGGGAACGTAAGAATGATTATTCGTGCCTTTAAACAGTGGTCTGCTCCTAGAAAACTTAAAAAGATGGAGAGTGGTGCAGAGAATAATGGTAGAGCTGGAGGGCCATCATATTTCTTAGGAACACCTAATATATTCAGACTTAGGTATTTGACTAGAGATAAGAAAGATATTATGGGTGTAAATAAATTCAAACCATGTGCCTTGACAGACATTAGCGTCAACTATGCTCCAGAAGGTCAATGGATGGCATACGACAATGGAATGCCAGTTTCTGTAATAATGACACTAAGATTTAATGAACTCGAGC